AATTCCGAGGGCGATTCCGAGCCTAAAGATTGTGTAATATATATCTCGGAAATGACTTGCTATTAATCCCTTTTAGAGTGATATATGTGTATGCCGCAAGGCACACAAACACTTAAAAAAGGGAGGAAAACACAATGTTTTCACAAAAATTCGGAATCGAAATCGAAATGACCGGCATCACACGGAGCGAGGCGGCGAGGGTCACGGCCGAATACCTCGGCGGGACGGTCACAAGCACGGGCGACTCCTACGACACCAAGAAGGTTACCGCCCCGGACGGCAGGGTTTGGAAACTCATGAGCGACGCCTCCATCGACTGCCGCCGCAGACAAAACCGCCAAAAAGTCAGCGCGGGTAAGGACTACAGCGTGGAACTGGTCAGCCCCATCCTCACCTACCGCGAGGACATCGACACCCTGCAGGAACTGGTCAGGCGGCTGCGCCACGCCGGCGCCTTCGCAAACACCTCCTGCGGCATCCACATCCACCTCGACGGTGCGCCGCACACGCCGAAAAGCATCCTCAACTTCGTGAACATCATCGCAAGCAAGAACGACCTTTTCTACAAAGCCCTGCAGATTGCGCCGGAGCGGATGCGGTACTGCAAAAAGATGGACAGCTACTTGGTGGACAGGATGAACCGCCGCAAGCCTCAAACCCTGCGCCAGATTGAGGAAATTTGGTACGAAGGCTACACCGCCCACCGCGGTCAGCACTACCACGACAGCCGCTACCACTTTTTGAACCTCCATAGCTTTTTCACGGGCAACCGCACGGTCGAGTTACGGGGATTCAACGCCGCCGACGAAAACGGAAACCTCCACGCGGGCAAGGTCAGAAGCTACATCGTGCTTGCCCTCGCCCTCAACAATCAGGCGCTCACCCAAAGGAGCGCATCGGCTCGGAAGCCGCAGACCGAAAACGAGAAATTCGCCATGAGAACCTACCTCAACCGCATCGGCTTCATCGGCGAGGACTTCGCCAACTGCCGGGAGCATTTGACCGCCCACCTTGACGGCTCGGCGGCATGGCGATTTCGGGCAGCCTGAACTGACCATACCAAAAAAACGAAAAAAGGAGAGTACCGAAAATGAATAAAGGAAACAAACTCTACATCGCATACGGCTCAAATATGAACCTCGCGCAGATGGCAAACCGCTGCCCTACGGCGGCGGTCGTCGGGGCAAGCGAAATGAAAGGCTATCGGTTATTGTTCAGAGGGCAACACGCGGGCGCTGTCGCCACCGTGGAGCCGCTCAAGGGCGGCAGCGTTCCCGTGGTGGTTTGGGAGATTACCCCCGCCGATGAGATTGCGCTCGACCGTTACGAGGGATTCCCGTTTCTCTACCGCAAGGAAACGGTCAAGGTAAAGCTGGACGGCAAAACCGTCAGCGTGATGGTTTACATCATGAACGAAAAGGACGACTACGGCTACCGACCGCTCGGCCGCCCCAGCGCGTACTACTACACCACCATCCTCGAAGGGTACAAGGACGCGGGCTTCGACATTGAAATCCTGCGCCAAGCCACCACGGATTCGGTGGAAAAAGACGAAACAGCCATTGACGGGCTGTTATAATATCATTAAACGCAATGAAATTTCGGAGGTAAAGAATATGAGCGACAATATATTTACAGGCATGGTTGAGAACCTTGAGGATAATTTCCTCGAAATATCCGGCGGCGTCACCGCTTCGCTCCGCGACACGGACGAGGAATATTCGGCGCTGTGTGAAAAAAGGCTGAAACTGCAAAAACAATTCCCCTGCATACAGGCAATAATGGAGGGCGCCGGCGCGGTTACAATGACCGCCGAGGAACACGCCGGGCTGCTTGAATATCTCGAAGTGGTCGGCGACATGGAAAACACCGAGCGGCTCCGGCTCTACTACGCCGGACACAGGGACTGCTTCGCCTACCTCAAAAAGATAGGGGCTGTGTAGAAAGCCGGGCGGTTTCGTTCGGCGGGTGTAATATACACAATTACGGCGGTTTTTCTTTGGGAATGATTGTGTACTATATATTGCGGAATTGACTTGCTATATACCCAAGTGTACGCGAATATGGTGTTACGGAATAGGGGAACACCCCTGCCGAAACAACAAAACGGAGGACACGAAAATGAAGAACACAACCACCACCCCGGCTTTCCAAAATCTCGGCAACTGGACAAAAGGAATGCTCAACGGATACGCCATCTGCTTTAAACATTTTGAGGAAGGCTCACAGTACGGCATCAACGAGGGACGCATTTCCAAACTGGAAATCCGCAAGGACGGCAAAATCCTTTATAACTACGACCGCGGGCTGGACTTCGACGACCTCGACAAAGACGGCAAGGCGGTTTACAGCGAAATTCTGAAAAAGTACAACTAACCGCGAAAGCAACGGAGGACACACCCCGCGAGGGGCTGTTCCTCGTATAACATAGATTTTTGACGGACTTCCACGGAGGTCTTTTTATTTTGCGCCGGAAGGAGGACAGCCGCCATGCGGAAATTGAAAAAACATAAGCCTACGGCGTTCAAGTCGCCGGATTCGGTTTACGACAAAGCCGCCGCCGATTACGCCGTGTCTTTTATCGAAGCCCTCTGCCATACCAAAGGCTCGTGGGCGGGAAAGCCCTTTGACCTCATCGACTGGCAGGAGCGGATTGTCCGCGATGTGTTTGGAACTATAAAGCCCAACGGCTACAGACAGTTCAACACAGCCTATGTGGAAATCCCAAAAAAGATGGGCAAGTCGGAACTGGCGGCGGCGGTCGCCCTCCTGCTCACCTGCGGCGACAGCGAAGAACGCGCCGAGGTGTACGGCTGCGCCGCCGACCGCCAACAGGCCAGTATCGTCTTTGAGGTGGCGGCGGATATGGTTCGGATGTGTCCGGCGCTGTCCAAGCGGGTGAAGCTGCTGGCTTCTACAAAGCGGTTGGTGTACCTTCCGACCAACAGTTTCTATCAAGTGCTTTCGGCGGAGGCGTATTCCAAACACGGATTTAATATCCACGGCGTGGTATTCGATGAGCTCCACACGCAACCGAACCGAAAGCTGTTTGACGTTATGACAAAAGGCTCCGGCGACGCCCGGACGCAGCCGCTCTATTTTCTGATCACCACGGCGGGGACGGACACGCAGTCGATCTGCTACGAGACACACCAAAAGGCGCTGGACATCATAGAGGGGCGGAAATCCGACCCCACCTTCTACCCGGTCATTTACGGAGCGGCGGACGAGGAGGACTGGACTGACCCGAAAGTGTGGAAAAAGGCGAACCCCTCCCTCGGCATCACCGTCACCATCGACAAGGTATGCGCCGCCTGTGAATCGGCGAAGCAGAACCCCGCCGAAGAAAACAGCTTCCGTCAGCTTCGCCTCAATCAATGGGTGAAACAGGCTGTCCGCTGGATGCCGATGGCGAAATGGGACGCCTGCGCGTTCCCCGTGGACAGCGAGCCGCTGGAGGGGCGCGTGTGTTACGGCGGGCTGGACTTATCCTCCAGTACCGACATCACCGCCTTCGTGCTGGTGTTTCCCCCGGACGGCGAAGATGATAAATATTCCGTGCTGCCGTTCTTTTGGATGCCGGAGGAAAATATCGACCTCCGCGTCCGCCGCGACCATGTGCAGTACGACCTTTGGGACAAACAGGGCTATCTACTGACCACCGAGGGAAATGTGGTGCATTACGGATATATAGAGCGGTTTATCGAACGGCTCGGCGAAAAATACAACATCCGTGAAATCGCCTTTGACCGATGGGGCGCGGTGCAGATGGTACAGAACCTTGAGGGGTTGGGCTTCACGGTCGTGCCGTTCGGTCAGGGATTTAAGGATATGTCGCCGCCGACGAAGGAGTTGATGCGGCTTGTTTTATCCAAGCAAATCGCGCATGGCGGCAATCCTGTTCTCAAATGGATGATGGACAACGTTTGTATACAAACGGACAGTGGCTCCGGTGAAGCAATCGGAATGGACGACGCGGGCAATATCAAACCATCCAAAACGAAGTCCAGTGAAAAGATCGATGGAGTTGTTTCATTAATAATGGGTCTGGCCCGCGCGCTTGTTAACGACGGCGCGCCAAAAGAAAGTGTTTACGATTCGAGAGGGGTGATCTGGTTGTGAGTTTGCTGTCAAGGCTATTCCGGTCACGGGACAGGCCGGACGTCCGCCGCGCGCAAAACCGCATCGGCGATATGTCGTTCTTCTTCGGTAACTCGTCCGCCGGAAAGGTCGTCAACGAGCGGTCTGCGCTGCAGACGTCGGCAGTCTACGCTTGTGTGCGCATTCTCGCCGAGGCGGTGGCGGGTCTTCCCCTCCACGTATACCAATACACGAAGGACGCCGGAAGGCCCGGCGGCAGCGGTAAGGAGCGAGTCCCGGAACATCCGCTCTACCTCCTGCTACACGACGAACCGAACCCTGAAATGACCTCGTTCGTGTTTCGCGAGGTGATGATGTCTCACCTTCTCCTATATGGAAACGGCTACGCCCAGATCATCCGGGATGGCCGGGGCTACCCCGTTGCACTCTATCCAATCCCGCCGACAAGCGTAACGGTTGAGCGCGCGAGGGGCGGTGAATTGATCTACACCTATACGAACGATACGGGCAAGAAATCGCAACTAAAACGTATAAACATTCTGCAC